TGGTTATAGAAAAATGGCAGATATTATTTACGAAAAAATAAAAAATAAGTTATGAAATACGCAATGTTACAAATCAAAAAAGAAACCCATGAACTTCTCAAAGGGTATTGTGAAGAACACGGGTTTAAAATGGGTAGTCTAGTTGAAAATCTAATCAAGAAACACGTCGGTGTCTCAAAACCACAATCTAGTGTGTTGAAGGCTGATAAGGTCGTTCTTAGAAATCAATCTTACTAAACCCATTTACTTTTTTTATTTCTATCAATCCATCTACGATATCTCTCATTTGTTCTAAGTGAGAAATAACCCAAATGAAATCAAATTGAGTTTTAAGATATTGCATCATCATAAATAAAGATGATAAGTTATCTGCGTCCAATGTTCCAAATCCTTCGTCTACTACTAAGAAATTCGGACGAGGTAAGTTACATACATTAATAAGTGCAACTCTAATAGCAAGTCCACTAACAAACTTCTCCATTCCACTACACATCTCCAATGGCCATTCCTGGTCTTCGTAAACTATTTTTGCATTGATTGATTTACCATCCATTTCCATTGTCACACCAAAGTCTACAACTTGTGCAAGGATATTGTTTACCTCATTCTCAATAACAGGTAATGCTTTTGAAATCAATTCATATGGAATACCATCTCTCTTTACAGCATCTAAATAATAGGTGTATAATCGGTTCTTTTCCTCTAAGTCCTTAACCTCATTCATCTTTTGTTTGATACTGTCTATATAAGTCTGTAATGATGATATAGAACCATTTGTAGTTGCTATTTGTTTAGTAATATCTTTAATGTCCGACTCAAATCTTTTCTTTTCAGTTTCTAATTGTTTGATTTGATTTTCTAACTCTTTATTACTTTGAATAGTGTCCTCATTCTCATAATACTTTTCAATATCATCCTCTACATTGTCCAATTGGGTTTCTAATAATTCTTTCTTTGTATCTAACCCAGTCAACTCAGCTTGTGTCTTTTCTTTAATGACATTTCCTTTTGACCATTTGGTTTTCAAATCACTATATTCATTCCATTGTGTTTCAATATCACCAAAAAGTGTAATTTGATTTAATAAAGCATCATAAGCAATATTTAGGGTTTCCATTTCATCACCCTGCTTTACAATATCTTCTTTTGCTTTCATTGCATCCTTTACGAATACATTATCACAACAAAACTTACAATTTGGGTCATACTCATGACTATCTAAATGTGAAATCTTTCTTTGATTTGACTCAATTGATTGTTCTAATAATTGAATATAATGTCCTGTATTTTTCTTTGAATTTAATGCAATATCGTATTGTTTTATAGAATCTTCAATTGGAGTATCGTTTATAGTCTTTCTATCTTCAATTGATTGTGAAAGTTCCGTAAGTAAGTTTGTATATTCTTCAATTTTAACTTCTTTGGTTTCGTAATCTTTCTCTAATTGTTCTAATTGTAATTTTAAGTCATCTCTCTTTGCTTCTAATGTAGGTAAGTCTAAATTACCATCAATAGGAGTAAGGTTTCTACTTAAATCTAATATAACACTATCCAAACCATCCTTATCAGCATTTAATCTAGCCAATTCATTATCCAATTCTTTTAACTCACCTTTCTTTTCTTTTAAGTCATTTGCTTTATCTGCAAGTTCGGTAGTAAAGTCGTTTTTCTTAAAGTTTTTAATCAATACCGAAACTTCTTTGATATCTTCAATTCCTGTTTCATATAATTTGTCAAAAACATTCAATCCCATAAATTGAGCAAGTAAGTCTTTTCTCTCACTTTGGGATTTGTCAATGAATATAGAGTTATTACCTTGTAACGATAATGCAGTCAATACGAAATCTTCATACTTACCAACATATTGTTCAATTACTGTATTTGTGTCTCTCCTTTCGGTTCCGTTCAATGATACTTTGTCATCACCATCTTGTCTATAAAACTGAACATCAACTTTAACATTTTTTCCTTTGTTTATAGTTTTTGCAGTTCTTTCAATATGATAATCTATACCTTCAATTTGAAAATGTAAATGACAACTAAAATCTTGCTTTCTATTGTTTAAGATATTTTGTGCTTTGAATGCTCTACTACTTTTATCATAAAGACAGAATGAAATTGCGTCAAAGATAGATGACTTACCTTGTGCATTCGGTGCAAACAACCCCATCAATCCGTTTAACTTACTAAAATCAATCTTATTGTCCTCACCATAACTAAACATATTAGAAAACTCAAATCTAATCGGTTTCCAATAAATGTTTCTTAAAGTTTCCTCATGTGTAATTCTACTATTGACATCTCTGTTTATCTTTTCTAATTCACCTAAATCTTTTGCATCTACAAACGGCATCATTCTTTCCACATACTCATTTATTAAAGAGTTTTGGTAGTTTATATCTGCAATGTTTTCAAAGTCTAATTTATTACCTCTATCTCCTGTTTTCTTTTTTGATAAGGAGTCGGTTCTAATAATTGTAAAGTCCTCAACACCATATTTCATTTTGATTTCTGCAATTACCTTTTTAGTGTCCGCAGTATCGGTGTTTGACAATCTTACTCTTAAACGAGGATGTTTTGGCATATCGTTTACAACTGGAACCTTACCATTGTCAATATCCATAGTATAATAACCATAGTCATTTTGAATGTCAATTTCCTCATAGGTCATTGTGTCTAAATCCCATGCTAAAAATCCATGTCTATCTAATGTCTCACCAAAGTTTTGTTGTAATAGAGAACCTGCATAAACTACCTTACAACCTTTCGGACTTATCATTTCTTGACGCTTATGAATATCACCTAATAAGGCTAAATCAAAACCATCAAATATATCCGTTGTAAAATGTCTACTACTTACCACATATCCAATATCAGTTTGTGAATTATCAACAGGTCCGTGGAATAAAGCAATCTTTTTATTACCAAACATTTTATCAGCACTAATCCAATTGTCTTTGTTATCTAAAATTGAAAATACTGAAAAATCAATACCACCAATTGAATAAACCTGTGTATCTCTTAAATAATAAAAGTCTTTTAATTCTAATGCATCAACCAAAGGAGTAAGAGCATCCATCCTATCCATATTGTTCATATTACAATCGTGATTTCCGGTAATAAGAATTGTAGGACAAGTTTTAGCACACTCTTTGAATAACCAACTTATTTCGTTGACTAATTCTGGTGACATTTCTAATTTAGCGTGGGCAATATCACCTGCTAGATATATAATTGCATCTTCGGTTCCTCTTTTACGAATTTCCTCAAACATTTTTTCAAATACCTGTCTATACTCTTTGTGTCTTTTTACATTACGGATGTGTACATCGGCAATGTGGTAAATTGTTTTTAATTTACTACTCATAGTGAGTTTATTTTGTTTAATAATAATTCTTCGGGAGAAAACTCTTTGGTTTTCTTTAATTCCTCATAGAATTTTTCATACCCCATATCGGCGGCATCTTTGTCTTTAAGATACATCATTTTTACATGAATACCTTGTTTTCTAAAATATTCGGCAGCTTTAAGTGCCTCATTAATTGCATCGTTATCCAATGAAATAATAATATCGGTAATTCCACTCATAAAGATTTTTTCAATCAATATTCTTGATGGAAATTTACCTAATAATGGAATTGCATTTCTTTTAATTGTGATTGCATCAAATACACCCTCACATAGTATAATCGGTTCGTTCCAATTTACTTGGGAGTCAAAACATATTACATTTTTACTGATTGGAGGATTTTTGTATTTCATTTTGTTCTCCGGATAATACGAACGAGAAACAAAGTAATTTAATGTGCCATCGGAATTGTATGATGGTATAATTACTCGTTGTCCATATAACCCTTCTTTACAATATCCTATGTTATATTTGATTATATCTTTAATACCTATTCCTCTTTGAGTTAGGTAATGTATTGCGTGTTTATATTCTGGATTAAACCCTTTTGGAACCTCACTAAGACTAATAAATTCTTTTGGTAAGGAAATGAACACCTTTGTATCGGCATCCTCTAAAAGTGGGTTATAATTGCTATCTCCGTATATCTCTCTAATAACCGAAATAACCTTTCTATCAACATCTAACTTTTTTAATAATGAGGTCAATTTCTTACCACCACTATTGCAAGTCCAACAATGCCATTTTTGGGTTTCCGTATTAACTTGTAGTTTTTGTTTGTGGTGATTACAGAAAGGACAGTAAAATGCCAACTCATTCCCTTTGAGATTGAGATAACTACCTAAAATACCAGTAAGGGTAGATACGACTATATTCTTATCATTTTGCTTCAACACGACTTAAATATACGACAAATATTTGATATTTCCAAATATTTTAAGGTCTATTTTCCTCTAAAAACCACTCATTTGGGATGATTTTGTCCGAATATTTATATCCGTTCTTTTCACACCAATCCCCATAGGTCGTTTTGGACTTTTTGGTGATTTTGTTCTTTGAATTGGAAAATACGAACCTAATGTCCATATTTGGGTTTTGTTCTTTAACCAATAAGTGTTTCTTACGGTCAGCTGCCACAAACCTACCTTTTGTCTCTATTCTAATACCATTGGGTAGTTTGAAATCGGGATGATAGTGGTGAGTGGATGCAGGAATTATGTATGGAACTTTTTCGGTTTCATATTCTACTTTAATTCCTTGTGATTCTATTTGTTGAGAAATGGTTTCTTCTAAACCAGACTTAAATCCATATTTTTGTGCAACCCATTTAGGATTGGTTTTTTTTGTAACTTTTTTTGCCATTAAATTGGTTTATTATGAAGGGTCTTTCTTAACAG